CGTGAAGGTTTTTGGTTCTATAACAACGGTGTCGCTACGTATATTACGGGCAGGCACTACATGATGCTTCAGTGGACGAAGCTCGATGTAGGATTTCCTTACTATCTTGCGTTTCAGCGGGACATTTTTTTACACATGGCTGCGTGCGAGGCCGACCCGCGATGTATAGGCCAACTTTATACGAAGTGCCGTCGCTCGGGATACACCAACATCTGTGCATCAGTATTGGTAGACGAGGCGACACAAGTCAAGGATAAGCTTCTAGGCATACAATCCAAGACTGGTAAGGACGCGCAGGAAAATATATTCATGAAGAAGGTGGTCTACATGTTTAGACACTACCCCTTCTTCTTTAAACCCATTCAAGACGGAACGACCAATCCGCGCATGGAGCTGGCTTTTCGCGAGCCGTCTAAGAGAATCACGAAGAAGAATAAGACTTCGCAGACGGGCGAGGCTCTTAATACGGTCATAAACTGGAAGAACACCACAAACAATGCGTATGATGGGGAGAAGCTCCACATACTGTATCTGGATGAGGCGGGAAAGTGGGAGAAGCCTACGGACATACGTGATGCCTGGAGAATCCAGCGCACATGTTTGATCGTGGGTAGAAAGATTGTAGGGAAGGCATTGGTGGGGAGCACTGTAAACCCCATGGACAAAGGCGGGAAAGAATACAAGGATCTCTGGAAAGACTCAAACCCTAATGAAAGAAATGCAAATGGTAGGACCCGTAGCGGCCTGTATAGGCTATTCATCCCAGCTCATGAATCACTTGAAGGATTTTTCAGTATTCACGGACAACCAGTCGTTGATGATCCTGATAGCCCTGTGGGTGGTATTGACGGCGATAGCATTGTTCAAGGGTCGAAGCAGTACCTAAAGAACGAAAGAGACAGTCTGAAGCACGACCCCTCGGAGTTGAACGAGGTGGTTAGGCAGTTTCCGTTCACTACAGACGAAGCGTTTAGGGACAGCATCGACGGTAGCCTGTTCAACATAGGCAAGATCTATCAGCAGATAGAGTACAATGATGAGCTCTTCCCCAACCCTGTGGTGAAGGGCAACTTTATTTGGAAAGAGAAAGACAAGCAGGTCGTGTTCTCTCCCGACGTCAACGGCAGATTTAGGGTAGCCTGGATGCCGCCGCAGGAGCAAAGGAATGTGTCCAAGATGGACAGAGGCAAGAGAGTAGCCCCGTTTGCGGACAGAGGATGCGGGGGCGTAGACTCATACGACCTAGACTCCACGATAGACGGAAGGGGGTCTAAGGGCGCTCTGCATCTTTACAACAAGTTCCACATAGACAACCCGTCTAACATGTTCGTTCTTGAATATGCGTCGAGACCAGATCTTGCCAAGATATTCTACGAAGACGTCCTTATGGCTGCATTTTTCTACGGGTACCCACTCCTCGTGGAAAACAATAAGTACGGTATCGTAAGATACTTTGAGTCAAGGGGTTACGATGGCTATCTAATGGACAGGCCAGAGCACTTGAAGTCTGCCAATGCCAAGGTGAACGTAAAAACAAAAGGTATCCCCTCGAACTCTCAAGATGTGATACAAGCCCATGCCCACGCCATAGAGCAGTATGTATACGACCATGTGGGTATCAACTACGACACAGGGGATATGGGGAAGATGTATCTCAACAAAACCCTTGAGGACTGGATAGGTTTTAAGATCAACGACAGAACAAAGTTTGACCTTACGATAAGTTCAGGCCTGGCTCTCTTGGCTGCTCAAAAGTCTAAGCCCAAGGAGAAGACGGATTTTACCGAGCGCAAATTTTTTAGACGCTATAAACCAATCGGTTGATTTAGTATATTTGTGCCAATGTATAGCAGCAATAACTCACACAAGAAGGGTTTTCCTGATCCTCTGGCCGATTATTCTGTAAAGCAGGATAAGTCTTATGGGCTTCAGTATGCAAAGGCTATGTATTCTCAGTGGGGTCAATCCACTGACACTCATTCTCTGTACGGAAGAAGGAATAAGATATTCAGCAGAAGCAGAGACTACGCAAACGGCACGCAAGATACTACGATATACAAGCAGTTGCTGAACTCTCTGTCTCCAGAGAAGGGTGACGGAAGCTTGTTGAATCTCGACTATACGCCAGTACCTATACTGCCTAAGTTTGTAAAGATAGTACTCAACAAGATACTATCAAGAGATCCATACCCGAATCTAGAATCTACCGACCCTGTTTCTTCTTCAGAAAAAAACAAGAAGAAAGATCGCATCAAGATGCAGGTGCAAGCCCGCAAGGAGTTGCAGTCTCTGAAGGAGCAGGCGGGTGTTGTCTTGGATATGGACCCCGACTCTATCCCAGAGACCATGGAGGAGGCGGAGATGTTCATGGATACAAACATCAAGACTGACGCCGAGGTGGCTGCACAGTTGGCTACAAGCCTTACGTTGAACTGGGCCAACTTCAATGACAATACATTTAGAAGAGCCGTAATGGACATTGTGTCCCTCGGCATGGCGGTGGTCAAAAGAAACAACGATCCAAACAAGGGTATCGACATAGAGTACGTAGACCCCGCAACCTTCTTGCACAGCTACACAGAAGACCCAAACTTCAGCGACTTGGTATATGCTGGACACATCAAGCGCATACCCATCCAAGAGCTCAAGCGCATCGCGGGTGACCAGCTCACGGAAGAAGAGTACAAGGAGATAGCGAACAAGGTCAAGGACAAGTATTCCAACGACGCATCCAGATACAACTCGTCACACTACGATGACAGGTACATGCGTACCATATACGGATACGATGAGTACATGGTGGAGTTGATGGACTTTGAGTTTATCTCCGTGGATTGTATGCACTTTGAAGAAAAAGAAAGC